TACGAAAAGGGAATCAACAATGAAAAAACATACAAAAATTTATTTGAATTATTTTGGGTATGATACAACCGATTTTATCCCGTGCGAAGTTTGTGGAAGTCAGGCCGTTGACATACACCACATTGAATGCCGTGGCATGGGTGGAAGCAAGGAAGCCGATAAAATTGAAAACCTACAAGCCCTTTGCAGAAAATGCCACATCCAATTTGGGGATCAAAAACAACACAAAGATTTTTTAATTATCACACACCAAATAAAAATGAACAAATGATACAAATTGTTAAAACAAAAGACATTATTGCCAATGAGAATAATCCCAGGGTGATAAAAGATGACAAATTCCGTAAATTGGTACAATCAATTAAGGACTTCCCACAAATGTTGAACCTCCGCCCGATAGTCGTGAATGATGAAATGGTAGTTCTTGGCGGCAATATGCGTTTACGGGCCGTGCAAGAAGTTGGGTTGAAGGAAGTAGCCATTATTAAGGCATCCGACCTAACCGAAGAACAACAAAAAGAGTTCATCATTAAGGACAATGTTGGCTTCGGAGAATGGGATTGGGATGTGTTGGCTAATGAATGGGAACCAGAATTGTTGAGTGAATGGGGGTTGGATGTTTGGCAACAACCCGTGGAGGTCGACTATTCACTTTTGGATGAAGAAGATTTATCCGACGAACTTGCGGACATGGCCGATGGTGTAAAGAAAGCCATCCAAATTGAATTTGAACCCGACCATTACGATGAAGCCACCGAATTGGTAAAGTTTTGGCGGGAACGCGTGGCGTATGTTGGTTACATGATCATGCAATACCTCAAAGAAGAAAAAGATAAACTTGTATAATCAATATGAATTACCAAGTCTATGTAATTTCAGCGGGGCGTTATGACAAATTAAATTTGACAAGTAGCCAAAAAGAAAAATACATTTTTTGCGTCAAAAACGGAGAAAAGCATTTGTATGAAAAACATGGTTGTAAAAATGTATTTGAAACTGGTAAGTTGTTGGAAAGTAGAAATTTTGCATTGAAACACGCTTTTCAAAATAATGTCATATGTGTTCAATTATCTGATGACCTAAAGAAAGTTAGTACAAACAACAATTTTGGCATAAAAAAAATTGTTGACCTTGATGTAGCAATAAACGACTTGGTAAGCAAGTTTAATAGAATTCCAAATGTTTATTTAATGGGTATCCCGCCAACAAATAATGATTTCTATGCAAAGAATTTAATATCAAAAAATACATTTTGCATTGGGGATATGCTTTTTGTCAAACCATGCAACTTGTACTTTGATGAAAGTTTGACATTAAAAGAAGATTATGATTACACACTTCAACATTTAGAATTTTATGGTCATTGTTTTAGATATCAAAAATACTTGTTCACTTTTGAACATTACAAAAATAAAGGTGGGGCAGTTGATTATAGAACAGATAATGAAGAACAAAAAAACATAACCTATTTGTGTCAGAAGTGGAAAGACAAAATCAAAATGAATCCGAAACGCAAAAATGAAATATTAATATGAAAAGAGTAGATTTAATCTTGCAACCACACGAAGCAAAGATTGGGCAAGATTGCCCGTATTTAGCCCCAAACATCACCGAAGATTGTATATTTTATGAGAACGGTGAACCAATTGGCTTTTACATCAAATCAATGCCAGAAAGGGCAACAAAATTAGCAAACTTGGCTAATGCGGAATTTCAAAGTGACCGAGTTCCTAAAACATATTTGGACAGAATGGAAACAGTCAAATTATCAAAAGAAGGAATGAAAAGAAGCGAAGCAAGATTAGTCGGCGTTAGCCAAATGTCAACAATTTTAGGATCAGTACCACCAAAGCCAGTTATGCGTAGGCCATATCCAACTATTTCATCAGTTCACCAAGTCAAATCGGCTCAAACCTTCATCAAAGCAATGTTGATGTTGGCGAAGGAAAGCGAATCAATCATGCACGATATATTGCCCGACCAATACGAACGGCAAAAGAAACTATTTGAGCAAGTTCCCGATAAATGGAAGTTCGCGAACCTTTTTACCTCCTCAATTTCAAACTACAATATATCTGCACCTTTCCATCGTGACACGGGTAACATCGTTGGTGCGGTCAATGTGATCATCACGAAGCGTTTGAACGCCAAAGGTGGCAATCTTTATGTTCCCGATTACGGGGCGGTTATGGATAGCGCAGATAACTCAATGTTGGTTTATCCCGCATGGAAAAATGTTCATGGAGTTACGCCAATTATCCCGACACATGACGGGGGATATAGGAATAGTTTGATATTTTACCCCTTAAAAGCATTCGTTGGGTTAAAATAATTTGTCTTTTTATTTTGTATTTCAAATTAAAAATGTATCTTCGCTTCATGGAAATAGGACAAATGGTTAAATGGCAGTTAGATTCAATCGGTAACATTGAATGCGTGGGTGTTTTTTTACAACAATTGAACGACAAAACATCCGAGGTAATTTGCCACTACATGAACGACAAGAAGTGCGTTACTAAATTACAAGTTGAAACAACAAAATTAGAACAGATATGACAAACACAATTGAAATCACGGGGATTGGCAACTCAATTTCCTACTGCGAAGCAAAAGGATTGGGATTGATTTTTCAAGCGTATGCAAATCAATGTGCAAACGAAGAAATCATGGGCGTTGGATTTAACGCTAATTCGGGTTATGTTTACATAGCCCTTGAAAATGGAATCTCAATTTGCTCTTGCATGGGGCATCAAGTTGATTACCTCGTAACAAATTTTTACAATGGCGAAGAAACATTTTACGACACTTACCAAGAAGCATTAGAACATGAAAGCGTGGAGGAAGATTGAACGAACATTACCACAAGAAGAAACCCCCGTATTGGTTAAGACCGTGCGGGGTTTTCCCCATGTGGCGGTTTATTATGATGAACAATGGCATTGTTATCACACGGATCAAAGATTACATGTGGTTTACTGGATGCCAATACCCCTAACCCCAGATGAATAATGGCATACGATAGAAACGAATTAGAAGCAACGGCCATCGCCGCAATAAAGAAAAACAAATTGTTTTTTATTCAAGATGTAATTGCATACCTACCATGTACAAGTAGCACATTTTACCACCTCGGCTTGGAAAAATCGGAAAGCATAAAAGAGGCATTGTTGGAAATCAAAACCAACATCAAAGTATCTATGCGTTCCAAATGGTATTTGAGCGAGCAACCCACATTGCAATTGGCGTTAATGAAATTGATAAGTAGCGAAGAAGAACTCCGCAAACTATCCATGAGTCACAATGTGTTGGAGGAAAAAGAGAAACCCATTTTCAATGGTATTGATATAGATGTTGCAGAAAACAACAGCCCAGGTCAAGATTAGTCGGTTACGCAAACGGGTTAGGATTGTAAGGGGTGGAACAAGTAGTTCAAAAACCTTTTCAATTATCCCCTTGCTAATTGATTACGCGGTTAAAAACCCAAAGGTAGAAATCAGCATCGTATCGGAAACCATCCCCCACCTACGGAGGGGTGCTATTCGTGACTTCCTTAAAATCATGGAAATGGTCGGGATGTTTGATCCGTTGAAATGGAACAAATCTTCATGGACTTATTCATTCAGCAACGATAGTTACATTGAATTCTTTTCCGCAGACCAACCACAAAAGTTGAGGGGTGCAAGGCGTGATGTGTTATTCGTGAATGAGTGCAACAACATAGATTGGGAATCATACTACCAAATGGCAATCCGTACCCGTAAATTCATATACTTGGATTACAACCCCGTGGCGGAATTTTGGGTGGATAGTGAGTTGGTACACGATGCGGATGCGGAGATGATTGTACTAACATACAAAGACAATGAAGCGTTGGACAAATCAATTGTAAACGAAATTGAAAAGGCACGGGATAGGGCGGAAACATCCAATTATTGGGCCAATTGGTGGCGGGTATATGGGCTTGGTGAGATTGGAAACCTACAAGGGGTTATCTTTTCAAATTGGCAAACCATCGACAAAATACCAGAGGATGCAAGGTTCCTTTC